GTCTTCGGACCGTCTCTTTTTCGCACTAAAATGTAATATTATTTGACCGCCCGGATAAAGTCGGCTATAGTTGAACCATAGACAACGCAACTGAGGAGTAGGGCAAATGAACACTCGAAATAACATCATTGACCAGATCATCGAACAGCTTGGGTCGGAATGCTCGCGTGATAATGCGGAACAGATTTTCGATAGCATGCGCAACCGCGATCTGATCACGTGGGATGACTACAACGGCCTACAGATTGTTGATGGTGTGGATCTGATCGCAGAGGCAATTAATGCCGTCTAAATGCCAGGCGCGCCGGATGAATGACCAAATGCACTGCTCGGCGTGCGGGCTGGTGTGGGATAGAGACGACACCGACCCGCCGCAGTGCAAAACGAAACGAGAGATATGCTTGGGGGTGTTAAATGATACGGTACATCGGAGTAACAGTAGTCCTAGTGATCGCAGCCAATCTGTTCGGCGTGCGGTTCCACATTACATACGACCCGACTAGGGCAGTGGTGATCACGTCTCCGTCGGTGCACAAAGCCGCCTCTGACGCGCTCATGACTGCGAGCGACATGGCGGTCGATGTGTCGGAAGATCCCGCGGATAACGGGCGGGAGCTTACGGTAACCGAACGTCAGGAGATTGAAAAATGAGTGCGTGCACAGTAGTGGCGTTCCACCTATCGTGCTCCCCACGGCGCGATGACCCGCTAGCCGTGGGGTTTGGCCTGATATTGCTGATTGTTGTTGCAACCGCTATATGGATGAAAAACAGATGACCACTCGTGAACGGCTGGCGCGGGAAACGGTGCCGGAGGGTAATGTGAACACCGCACTCGCATCCTTATTTATAACCGCGGCGGCACCTGTTGCAACTTTCGAGCCAGGCAGTGTGCGGGAACAAGTCTATCAGGCACTGGAGCGACTGCATGGGCGGGGCTCAGCATCAGAACTCGCTATAGAAGCCCGCTGCACGCTGAGTCAAGCTCAGTGCGCGATGCGGCACGCCAGGGAACGGGGGTTAGTAACGATCAGGGAAGTGCCACGCGGCATCGGACGCACGTTTGAATACCTGTTGCCTGGTGTTGCGCCCAGCGCGCCCGATTCATTCATCACTCGCATAATGGCCGATTTGTTAGAGCAAGGCCCATCTAGTGCGGCGGAGATAGCCGAACGCTTGGATACGCCGGTTCGTGCAGTTCGTACCGGTTTGAGTTACGCTTTCACTAAGCGGAATCTGATTGGATTGTCCCGCAAGAAGATGTTGGGGAAAACTATCTGGAGTAACGAATCATGAGACACGCAGACCCGATTGACGCAGCTAGTGAGCACGAAGCCATGTTGCTGGCCGCAGCAATGACCTACCGTCGCCCAGAGGGGCCCCGTGGCACCGGACTATGTCTGTCGTGTGGCGAGCCCGTAGAATCACCCCGCCGATGGTGCGATGCGGAGTGTAGAGATCAGTGGGAAAAAGAAAATATGTAATATTATTTGACGGGTCGGATAGTGTTTGCTATAGTTACCACATCGAAACGCAACCGGAGATACAAAATGACCTACGAACAAATCGCTGCAAACTTCCAACTCTGGGGAGAATTTTTTGATACTGGAGCAGAAATGAGTGAGGAGGAATTCAACCAACTCACCATTGAGGTAAAAGTTAAGATGCAAAAAGACGCAGAATAAAACAAGGCCCGGATCTCCGGGCCTTTTGCGTTACTTGGAACCACACCCGCAACACTCGTCACTCCTCGCCGTTCGCCACGTGCGTAGGCCGCATGAAGGGCACTCATGATTGGGCATGAATACCTGGTATCTACGAGCGCGGGCCACTCCTCTCGGGAGCGGTGGGTAGTCCGGAAAAGCCTGAACGGCCCTGTTTCCAACTTGTGAATACTGGGAGCCTTTACAGCCCGCGTTCATGCGTGGGCAGGTCATGCACGGTTTGAGGGTAGCCTTCCCTTTTCCCGCAATGCACTCTGGAATGACCGGAAGGTCAGGGCGCAACAGCTCAGTTTTTACGCGTGCGTAGCTGGCTACGCTGGCAGATCGGAGGCATTCGGTACAGTTGCCGGTTGAGGTATACCGGTCAGATAAATGGCCATGTCGGCACGGTTGCCCGGTGAAATAAGTAGCCTCTCCCGCCCTCGCGGCGTCTCGCCTAGTGTCAAATTGCACCGACATTACAATATCAAGCGGTAACCGCCCGGTCGCTGGGAGCGGTTCGAGCGCTTGTTTGAAAAATTCGTCGCGGATGGTAGGCACGGTTGTAGCTCCTATAAAATGTAATTACATTTTAGCACTGTTTAGTCGTGGGGTATAGGGTACGAAAACCATCATTAAAATCAGGTACTTATAAAAAGTTCCATTACCCCATAGGCGTTTCACTTCTTTTATACGTTTATGTGGTATTACATTATGATGCGTAATGTAATACATGATGTGCCATACATACCATTATATATTTCGCTGGGGTATAGGGGTAAAAGAATAGGAAAGCCTTATGGGGTGGGCATTTCAGAGTGCCCAGAATGTTCCGGGTAGCGTTGGGTATTGTGGGGTCGTTGCAGGCCCTTATCGAATGCCCTAAACTGTGACTATTGCGACAAGTGGGATTACGGGACATGGCTGAGAAATTGACGCCGGATCAGTGGGCGGACATTCGGATCAAGCGGGAAGTTGACCGCATCAGCTTCAAGGCGCTGAGCGTGGAATACGGCGTGAGCGTCGGGCTGATCCACAAGCGGTCGAAGGCGCAGAACTGGAGCGACGGTTCGGACGGTAACGAGCAAGCAAATAAAATTGCTCGTGAACGGGTTCAAAACATAGTGAATGAACCGTCCTCAAAACGTCGGTACGAGTCGATCCTGGAAGCCGCCAACGCCAAAGCGGAAATTATGCGACGCCAGCAAATGGACTGGGAGGCCCATAGAGACGCTTTTGGTATCGAGTTGATGCAACCGGCTGTCCCGGTGCCAGAAAATGGCGTGGTGGGGCCGGAAGACGGCAAGAAAGCCGAAGCACAACGCTTCCACCAACTCAAATGCGCCAAGATCACCGCAGAAATGCTGACAATCCGCCATGCAGGTGAGCGCAAGGCCTACAACATCAGCGATGACGACGCGCCGAAACAGCCTGGTGTGACCATTGTTGCGGAGATGTCCGACGCCGAATTGGCACGTATTGCCCGAGGCGGAGCATGACGACCCAGGCGGAGGCTGCGGCCGAGTTGCTGGCTAGGCGCATGGCGCGCACTGACCTTGGCGAATACCTGAGTTACGTCAATCCAGCATACAAGCACAGCGCGTTCAGCCGCAGCGTGTGCGCCTCGCTAGAGCGGTTCATTGCCCAAGTGCAAGCGGGTGAACGGCCGGTCCTGATCCTGCAAGCCCCACCTCAGCACGGCAAGTCCGAGATCGTATCTCGTAAGTTGCCTGCGTACCTGTTCGGACGATTCCCGAATATGCGCTTGGCTGGATCCAGCTACAGTGACGAACTAGCGAACAGCATGGCCCAGGACGTACGGCGCACCATTGCCGGTGACGCGCACCTTCGCCTGTTCCCAGCCCCCGCCAAACGTGACCGGTTCGCCCTGAGCCGTGCGGGGGAGTTCACTAACCCAAACGGCACGGGCAGTTACCTGGGCGTCGGCATTGGTGCGGGCCTGACGGGCCGACCGTATGATATTGGCATCATTGACGACCCAGTCAAAAATGCCAAAGAGGCGTTATCCTCCACCAGCAAAGAGACAAACTGGAACTGGTATCAAACCGTCTTCAAGACCCGGGCCTCTGAATGCTCCGGCCAGATCGTCATGGCGACTAGCTGGGCCGAGGACGATCTGGCCGGTCGCATCATCAGCGATATGGCGGGTGACCCGCGCCTGACAGTCCTCCGGTTCCCGGCGATCAATGCCGAAGGGGAAGCCGGTTACGACCCAGACTTGCCACTCGGCCCGCTGGTGCCGCAGTTGCATAGCTTGGCACAACTGCTCGAGATCCAGCGCGGCATGTCAGAATACTGGTGGGCCGCGATGTACCAGCAGTCACCTCGGGCAGCGGGCGGCAACGTGTTCAAAGCGGACGGCGTGCGCTACTATTTGCCGAAGGATCTGCCTGAGAAATTTGACAAAGTGGTAGCCAGTTGGGACGCAACTTTTAAGGACACTGATGGATCCGACTTTGTTGTTGGACAAGTCTGGGGGCGTAAGGGGCCGAGTGCCTATTTGCTGGGACAAAAGCGCGAGCGCATGAGCTTCACCAAAACCGTGACCGCTGTTGTTGAGATGCGAGAACAGTTCCCGATGATCCGGGCGACGCTGATCGAAGACAAAGCGAATGGCCCCGCTGTGATCGACACACTTAAGCCCAAAGTTCCCGGCCTGATCCCCATTGAACCTGATGGGTCGAAGCTGGCCAGGGCGCACGCCATGACCTATCTCTGGGAAGCTGGGAACCTATATTTACCGCACCCGGACATTGCGCCCTGGGTCAAGGATCTGGTGAGCGAATTGCTGTCATTTCCTGCTGCGGCACACGATGATCAGGTCGATGCCTTGACGCAAGGGACGCGCTATCTGTTCCCATTGCACAACAAGTTGAAAATCACCAGAGCTGCGCTCGAACGCGCAAGCGGGTATACTAGGCGCTAAATTACCAGGATTGCGACATATGGCAGAAAAGCGAAATGGCGGCGCGCGGCGCGCACTTAACCGCATGGCAATGGACGCTCCCTTGCCCCCGCCTCGTTTTGCACCCCCAGAATTGCCGCTGGGGGTGGTGCCAGAGGGGCGTGTCTCGGGCGTTGCGATGGACTACTCACCGCTGGCGTACGACTACCTGGGCAGCATGACCACGGGTTTCGCTCCGTTCCCAGGCTATCCGCATCTCGCGAATCTGACTACTCGGGGAGAGTATCGGCAGCTAGCCAGCACGATGGCAACTGAGCTAACGCGGGAATGGATCGCGCTGTCTAGCACTGACGACGAAGCGGACGACAAAACCAATCCGCGCATTGCCGAGCTGACGAAAGCGATCGAGCGGTTCAAACTCAAGGGACTGTTTCAGTTAGCCGCAACACACGATTGCTTCTTCGGGCGCGGGCAGATATTCATCAACCTCAGCGGGCAGGACCGCAAAGTGCCGCTGGTGTTGTCCCCGGCCACTATCCCGGTCGGCTCCCTCAAGTCGTTTACCACGGTTGAGGCCATGTGGACAACACCGAGCGCGTATAATGCCCTTGACCCGGCCGCGCCGGACTTCTACCGACCGACTAATTGGTTCATGCTCGGTCAAGAGGTCCACGCGTCCCGGCTG